CGGGCGCACGCATTGCAAGGCCGAAGAAGCCGAAGCGGAAAACGTGGGGGTTGAGCGCATGACGGATGCGAAACCATGCCCGTTTTGCGGGTCAAATGACCTGTTCATGTTTGCTTATCCATACAGGCGCAAACCGGGATTGCGTGGGTGCTATGTCCGGTGCAACAGGTGCGGTGCATCAAGCGGGAACCATGAAACGGTTGAAGACGCTGTGAAAGCGTGGAACGAAAGGACGGATGAAAAGCAATGAAAGTGGTTGACGCTGTGCAATGTGCAACAGAATACGCTTGCGGGGATTATTCAATTGCAATGCTTGCTGAAAAACATTGCATAAGCGTAGGGAAAATGTACCAAATATTGCGTGATGTTGGGTGCGTGTTTAATAAAAAAAGGCGTAAACCTGTAACGGATGAAGAACGGGCGAACAGATCACGGGCAAACAAGGGGAAAATAATATCTGAAGCGCAACGCAGGATGATAAGCGAAAGGAACAGTTGCAATTATAACGGGTTGAATGGTTGGGGGCATCTGAAAAAGTTACAGAATGGGTATGTGCTTGCATATGCTCCAAAGCACCCTTACGCACACAAAGACGGTTATGTATTGCTTCACAGGGTTATTGCAGAATATCAACTTGGAAGGTATTTGAATCGTGATGAAGTTGTTCACCACATGAATCATATACGGGATGACAACCGTATTGAAAATTTGATCGTTATGAAACAGAAAGAACATATGTCAATGCATATGAAAGAAAGACACAATAAAAATAAGGGGGAATGACTTATCAATCGCATTATCATTGTCGGAAACTTGACGAAGAACCCGGAATTGAGATCAACAACGGCGGGCGTTAGCGTGTGCGGGTTTACGGTAGCGGTCAACCGCCCGAAGACAACGAACAATCCCGATCCCGGCGCAGACTTTTTCAACGTCAACGCATGGCGTGGGTTGGGTGAAAACTGCGCCCGTTACCTTGAACGGGGGCGCAAGGTTGCCGTAACCGGGCGTGTTAGCTTGCGTACTTGGGAGAAGGACGGGAAGCACGGCGCAAGCCTTGAAGTGCTTGCGGAAGACGTTGAATTTCTTTCAAGCCGCACAACGGAAACCACCACGGAACCCGCACCGTCAAACCCCGTTGACGAAGCAAGCGGGATGGCGGTTGTTGATTCGGACGGGTTGCCATTCTGATGGGCGTTTGTCCGTGCAGTAAGTGCCCGAAGCGGGGGTGCGGCAAGGCGCACGACACCTGCCCCAAATATCAAGGTTGGGTGCAAATACGTGCGCACGCCGCCACCCGCAGGATCATGCAGGAAGATGTAACAAATGCAATTGTTATGGCACGCTTGCGTATACGGGGGAAGAAAAGAAGATGATTGAACACAGGACACAGAACCCGGCAAAGGCATATTTGATGCGTTACAGGGGTTTGAAAGCCAAATGCGCCGCCCTTGAAAGGGCGATCCGTGCGGCGTTTGAGGACGCCACGAACACAACCGTTGCCCTTAAGGAAATCTGCGTACAGACAAGCGGCGGCGGTGAAATGATGGCAAACGCCGTTGTTAACGCTATGGACGCAACCGCAATGCTTGAAGACAGGCGGCGTGAATGTCAAACGGCGTTGCGTGAAATCATGGACGCAATTGAAAGCGTGCCGGACGCCGTGCAACAGACGGTTTTGATTGAACATTATGTCAACGGCAGGACGCTTGCGGAAATACAAACGGATATTTGCTATGAAAAGCGCAATACAATCATCATACACGGGCGGGCGTTGTGGCAGGTATGGCAATGGATGAAAAAGAAGGGGTTGTGTGAATGAATTGCAGGAACTGCGGCGCACCCATGAAAAACGGGCGGTGCGAGTACTGCGGAACGCAAGCTGACCGCAATGTGCAAAGCACGCTTGTTATGACATGTGACGGAATAAGGTTGACAACTGTCGTTGCTGACGCTATGGAGGATGAAAAAATATGGAAGTTGAACTGCGGCGGTATCCAAAATGGGAAGACTTGGTATGGATGAAAGAATGTACACTTGGCACAATGGGCAAGGACGCAAAGACCCCGCCAACACCGGACTTCGTGCGGCGGCTGTTGATTGCACGCCATTCGCCAATTCGGGAACTGCTGTTTTCGTATGTGATACGGGATGTGCCGTATTGGGTGTCCGTGCATTTAGTGCGGCATCACGTTGGCTTTCAACCGTATGTTCAAAGCCAACGCAACGACAGGCAAGACAACTATGACCGCACGAAAGCACCGCAGGACGCCCCGGTAACAATGCGGGTAACGCTTAACGCCGAAGCACTTTTGACCCTTGCCAACAAGCGGCTGTGCGCAAAGGCGTCCCCGGAAACCCGGGATGTTGTGCAACGTATGTGCGTGCTTGCGGAACGTGTCATGCCGGAACTGCGGGGGTTGCTTGTACCGATGTGCGAGTACCACGGCGGGCGGTGCGATGAAATACAACCGTGCGGGAAGCACACGAAGGAATGACAATACGCACGGCACGAACGGACAACGCTGACCGCACAGGGAAAAAAGAAAGGATGTGGAACCGCTCCCGACCTGTGCGGAAGGAAAACCCGTTGTCGGCGGGTTCAATTCCCGCCCCGTGCATTTTTTCAGAGAAAGGGAGAGAAGAAATGGGAAAATACAATGTTCCCGTGCAATCGCTGATTGACCACATAAAAACAGCAACGGACGTTGACCCGTGGGCACAGGAGATGGCAGAAGACTTGCTGACAAAGCAGGAAGCAAAACCCGTGGATGTGCTTGGGCATTTGCAAACGGTCAAATACGGGCATTGCCCAACATGCGGGGAAGGGATCAATAGCGAATCATACCCGCATTGGTGCGGGTTCTGCGGACAGGCGGTGAAGTGGGATGGATGACGAAAACGCAAAATTATTGTTGGATGAGTGGCAAAATCGTCTTGGTTTGACAGATTGGAGAATTAAACTGTCAACGAATTGCGAACCGCAAGAGATGGAAATGCAGGATGTTTGTGGTTGCACATCATGGCAGGAATCAACACGGACAGCACACATTTACATCGCAGATGAAAAATATTACGGTGATAGAGTTGTACCGTTTAATTTTGAAGAGATACTAATCCATGAATTGTTACACCTAAAAACTTGCTTGCTATTTGATACCGGAAATGAATTGCAAGACAGAATCGCACATCAGTTGATTGATGATTTGGCAAGAGCGTTTGTTGATGCTAAAGAATGGTGGTGAAGCTGAATGAGTGAAAGGCCGAAAAAATGCTTGGTCGAATTTATTGAATCGTACTGGACAGGCGGCGAACTCGGTTCTGACTATGTATGGAACGACAATCACGGCGAAATTGTGCGATGCAAGGATTGTGGCAACCGCGAATGTGACGGAAGAGCGGGGACGATTGTTTGCGGCATTACGGGAGAATCACACAGCAGATTGTGGTTCTGTGCTGATGGGGAAAGGAAGGGCTGACAGATGGCAGACAGGGAGAAGGTAATCAAGGCTACAGAACTATTGGATGATTATTTTAATGAATACAGAGAAGTGTATCACATTTCACCACATGAAGCGTGGGAGATCATCAAGGATACGCTGAAAGAGCAGGAGCCGCTTGAGCCGATTGTGGACAGTTTCTTGAACAGGAGATGCCCGAAATGTAATGCGGTTTTGAAAGGCAAGTTTTGCTTTGAATGTGGACAAGAGGTGAAGTGGGATGGTTCAGATTGATATTCAGATGCCATCTGATTGCTATTCATGTTTGGTAAGGAAAAACATGGGGTGTAAGATTGCAAACGACAGTGGATGGCTGAATAACAAACGAGATGATAATTGTCCGCTGAAGGAGCAGGAAGCGGTTGAACCAAAGACCGGGCATTGGATTTACTTGCAATTTTGTGCAAACGAAGGAGTTTACTGTTCTGAATGCCATACTAAGATGTTTGACAGATATCCGATGAAAAAGAAACTGTCACAGTTCTGCGGTCATTGTGGGGCGAAGATGGAAAGGCGGTGAAGTGAATGACATATAAACGTGGTCATATCAGCATATCTGTCTATCAGTTGGACGGATTTGGGAAAAAGCCTGCTTTATGGATAGGGACGGAAGAACCGAATCAGATTTATAAGGTTGCATCGTTCGGAAGTGAGGATAAAGCAAAACTATTTTGCAAATGGCTTGAATATCTTCTTGGGTTTAATAACAATGAACAGGAGGTGAAGCGGGGATGAAGAAATTCATAGCCGCAATGGTTGCGGTGTGCATGATGATTGGCGGGTGTTTTGCTGAAGAAATGCCGAAAAGGTTTGAAACCATTGAACAGGTAGACGTTGCAAGCGTCCGGGGTGCGCTGATTATAACGGACTTGGTATACGACATTGATACGCACGTTGTATACTATCGCACTTTCGGGGCGTATGGGTGCAGTTTGACGCCGTATGTCATGATTGATTCGTTTGGCACGGCAACGGTCGGGATATACGACACGCACACGGAAACAATCGTGCCCGCCGAAGCATATTTCATGTACGAAGATGATGATATCGAAGCGGTCGGGTAAATGTTTGCACCCCAATGCACCACGGAATGTGTTATTGTGTAGGGGTAGAAGACGGGGACGGGTTGCCCCGCCTTTTTCTGTCCGTTCTTTTCTCTCTCTTTCAACGGACACAGCGGGGCGGCGGGCGTTATATCCTCCCACGTCTGCCGGGGTTGCGTCCCTTTATGTGCGAGGTGTGGTCACGGGACGTTTTGGGGGGATATTTCGTATGCGTGCGTTAAACGTGGGGTGATACAAAATGAAACCGGGGTGAATTGGCGCAAAATAAAGGCCGAATACATTGCAGGGGGCATATCTCAACACAAGATTGCCGATAAATACGGCGTGCCGTTTGGGACATTACAGAAACGGGCACGGGTGGAACAATGGACAGCTAAACGCAAAGCCGCTGAAGAAAAAGCGGTGGAAAAGGTGAGTCAAAAAACCGCCGAAATCGTTGCAGACAATGCGACCATCGCCGAACAGATCAAAACGAAGCTGTTACGCAGGTTGTCGGACATGGTTGACGGTTTCCCCGCAACAAAGGCCGGGGAAATGCGGGTGCGGGAAGAAAACACAGAATTGATATACCGTTTGAAAGACCTTGCCGCCGTATACAACAGCCTAACGGCAGACATGCAGAAAGCGGGTAGCGTGGACGTTGAAGACCTTGCGCCACTTGTGGAGTTGCTGAAGGGATGAGCAAGACAGCAACAATCCCGTGGGGGGCGTTCTCACCGAAGCACCGGGAATACATCAAAGCCGCCCTGCATAACCGCATGTGCGTTGCAGAAGGGGCAATCCGAAGCGGCAAAACGATTGACCATTGCATAATTGCGGCGGCATACCTTGAAACCACCCCGGATAAGTACCACCTTGCAAGCGGTTCGACAATCGGTAACGCCAAATTGAACATTGGCGTTTGCAACGGGTTTGGCCTTGAAAACCTGTTCCGGGGGCGTTGCCGTTGGGGCAAATACCGTGACAATGAAGCGTTGTTTGTGCAGACGCAAACCGGGGAAAAGGTTGTCATATTCACAGGCGGTGCAAAGGCAGACGCATACAAACGCATCTTGGGCAACTCTTACGGCCTGTGGATTGCAACGGAGATCAACGAACACTTTGACAGCACGGACAGCCGGATTTCTTTTTTGAAGGTGGCAACGGGGCGGCAGATTGCCGCACAACGCCCTTTTACTTTGTGGGACTTGAACCCATGCAACCCGAAAGCACGGATATACGAAGACTACATTGACAAGTACCGCCGTGACGGGTTGGCGGGCGGGTACCTGTATCAGCATTTTACTATTCGGGACAACGCAACAATAACGCCGGAACGCATTGCGGAGATTGAAAGCAGATACGACCCGCAAACGGTTTGGTACAGGCGGGACATACTTGGTGAACGTGCTGTTGCCGAAGGGTTGATATACCAACTGTTTGCGGATCAACCCGAACGTTTTATTGTTGACAATATACCCCGCATTCAGCGGGCAACGATTGGGGTTGACTTTGGCGGTGGAACTTCTGCGCACGCTTTTTGCTGTTTGGGTTATAGCGGCAATAGTGTTGTCGTATTGGATGAGTACCGGGAACAGGAAGCGTTGAACCCGAACAAACTGCAACAGGATTTCGTTGACTTTGTTCGGCGGTGTCAAATGCGTTGGTTGGTAACGGACGTATGGTGCGACAGCGCAGAACAAACGCTGATTAACGGGTTGCGCACAGCGGCGGCACAAGCGCACTTGCCCGTCAACATCGGGAATGCCATTAAAAAGCCAATAAA